ATAATGGAATACACCAAGAATAATTACCTTTATGGCACAGGCACCGGCGATACCTGGCACGTCAATATTGATCCTCCAACTAGAAAGGTCCGAACATATTTTGAAGAAACAGTAGAGGCCGTGAAATTAGTTGGTAGAGGATATATCGAACTCCGAGAAAAAGATCAAGATTTTCCTAGTCGAGGTGCCTTAGACATTTCTGCTGCCCGCAGAGATTTCGGTTTCGATCCAAAGATAGACATAGACGAAGGATTCGAAATTTACTACGATTGGTTGAAGAACTCTGAATACTGGAAAACCAATCTCTAATCTCCGAAGAAATGTGCGCAGATAAATATCTGCATGGAAAAAATAGTATTAGCAACGGGAGGATTCGATCCCGCCCACAGTGGTCATATCAGTTATCTCAGAGCAGCCAGAAATCTAGGAGATCGACTCATAGTCGGACTAAATTCCGACGAATGGCTGGAGCGCAAAAAAGGTCGGGCATTCATGCCTTGGAATGAACGATTGTGTATAGTGAACAATCTCTCCATGGTCGACGAAGTCTATACATTTGACGACGAAGATGGTTCTGCTCGAGCATTCATCCACCAGGTCAGGGCACACTATCCTGACGCAGAATTGATATTTGCCAACGGTGGTGACAGGACCGCAGCAAATATCCCCGAGATGGACGTTGTCGATCACAATCTACGATTCGAGTTTGGTGTAGGCGGCGAAGATAAACGGAATTCAAGCTCATGGATATTACAAGAATGGCGAGCACCTAAGACTGAGCGCCCCTGGGGATATTATCGTGTGTTGCATGAGAGCGGTAGAGAAACCAAGCTCAAAGAACTGACAGTATTGCCTGGCAAGAGTTTGTCTATGCAAAAACATCAGTATAGGGCCGAGCATTGGTTTGTTGCAGAAGGCACAGCCACAGTCTATACCGTAAACAAAAAAACCGATGCAGAGATATGGGGAGTTTTCACCAAACACCAGCACGTACACGTAGGCCGAGGTCAATGGCATCAGTTATGCAATGAACACGAGCAGTATCTAAAGATCGTAGAAATACAGTACGGTCATCGATGCGTCGAAGAGGACATAGAAAGACGATGAAAATATTCGTTGGATATGATATCAGAGAAGATATAGCATATCAAGTCTGTGAATACAGCATACACAAACATCGACCCTTAGCCTCAGAATTTGCGTCCAATTAACATAAAACGACTAAAAGTTTTATCAGGGTAACTGAATACACGTTCACCCTCATAAAAATTAATCATCTTATATGTTTTCTTTAATTGGTCTATACTAAAGCAATATTCGTGTTCTTCATTGTCATCGTGAATTTGGTCTGTACTTTGAATTACTACCAATTGATCAAGAACATTATCAAACCATGTTTTATCTATAATATGTTCAGCACTGGTATTAATAATAACATTGAATTCACTTAAGTCAGTTTTATTAGCATCTGCTGTAATTGCCTTAAAACGCCAATGATTACATACCCATGTATTATTAACTAAATCAGCAATTGCTTCTACTTTAGGATCAATATCAAATGATCTTACTTTCTCTATATTTGAATTGGCTCTAGTAAAAAGCATGAAACTGGTCATACCATACCAACCACCTAATATAGCAATACGAGCAGGATCAGGTAATAACTTTTCTAATTCTTCGCACAACCAAATTTTACTTTTTATTTGACCATGGCTGAATGCTGTAAAGTCAATCATTGTTTACGCTCAATATCCTCTTCAATACATTTGCGACCGTATTGAATTTCTACAATTTTAATTGGTGTATCCCCATCGTTTACAAGTTGATGCCATTCTTCATAATCAATGAATATGCTATCAAATTGTTTATAAGGTCCCATACGTACTAATTGACCATCACTATCCAGTGTATTAACATAACCTTCACCTTCCATAAAGAACCAAAATTCTTTGCGATCAAAATGACGTTGGAGGCTTAATTTGCTGTGTGGATTACAGACTAATTCTTTAACTTTTGTAGCAGGGCCATTTTCATAAAATACACGATAATAACCCCACGTCTTATCTACATGTTCATAATGTTGCATCTTCCATTCCCGCAGTTCGTAATTTAATAACATTACTTAGCTGCCACTGTTTAATGTCCAATGCTTTTGTGATGCCTAACCATTTATTACGTAGTAAGGCGAATTCGTTAATAATTTTTTCCATATCAACTACATCATCTTCGCCCTCTACATAACGTTCACAATCCCTACTACTTAATGCTCTTTGATAACTCTCAAGGTACTTTTTAAAATGCTGACTTTTCAGTCGACGGAATTCAATGTTTAAGTATTCTAATATTGCTTCTATTTCCTGTAATTGACCAAACCTATGTTCTACAATACCTGGCATACTAGCAGCAGCCTTTTCAATGTTTCCTGCTATGCGGGCATCTTTTCGTGCATCATCTAATTCATTATTAAAGTAATCAATAGCGTCAGGTAATAAGGAAATATCTTTGCTTATTTTAGAATACCACATATTCAATACTCATCGTCTTCGTCGTAATCCTCTTCGTAGTCTTCCTCATCATCATCTTCTAAATAATATTCAATAGCAGTGTCCAAATCAGGATCAACTCCCATGGCACCTTGTAATACTTTATCCTTAATATTGAAATCCGCTAACAGGTCTACAAAGGACTCAGCAGCATTACTGATGTCCTCTTTACGCAAATATTCCTTGAAGAATAGCCAAATTTCTCCAATTTGTGTATCATTCATGTTCTACAGTTTCCTCTAAAATGACTTCATCTTTGATTTTGATATTGGGAAAATCTTCCATTATCATATCTAATTTATCATTTTTCCATTCTTTTCTGTAATATAAATGTTCCTGACCCTTACTATCTACAAACTTAAGTCTATTTCCTTGCTGTACTAGTATACCTTTGCTTTCAAACAAATCCACTAGACCGCTATAAGGATCCATACCTGTTTCATAAGGAATCTTAACCTGAATATTTTCAAAAGGTTTAGCATATCTAGTCTTCATAATTTTACAACTACTACGAATGCCTTTAACCTGACTGATCTTGTTACCATCTTCATCTTCTTTTAACTTAAGTTTCTTCATGGCAACTACAATACTTGACGCATAGATAAAACCTTGACCACCACTGATTTTATCATCCGGGTCAAACATATCTTGGCTAGCATATGTATGATTAGTAGCAACAAGACCTACATTATGACTACCAAACATATTAACACAATTACGTACCAAACTGGTCAATGCCTTAGGCTTACGGCCCATATCACCCTTCATATTTCCTGCTTCGAACTGATCAACATCAGTAGGAGTCAATAACATACCCAAACTATCAATTACGAATAATACTTTAGGCTTGGTCTCTTCTGGCATAGCCTTATATTCTTTCATAAACTCACTGATAGTCTTGGCAACATCATCAATCATTGCCATATTAAGTTTAAGAAGTTTTTCTTCACTAGTATTAACACCCAATGCTTCAAGCCATGCTTTATCCAAAGCATTTTCACTGTCAATTAGTACAGTAAAAATTCCTTGTTCCTGTGCGTGTTTAATTAAGTTACCGCTACAGATATAACTCTTACCTGCACCACTCTCACCAGCAAACACAGTGACTTTACCAAGTGGTACACCTTTCTTAAAGTCACTACTAATCAAATAATTTAGAGCATAGTTGCCAGTGCTGACCCAGTCAGTAGGATCGTTAAAGCCTACACCAAGTCCATCAATACTCTTTGTTAATGTTTTACGAAATTTACTTAAATCGAATGCCTTTGTAGCCATACAAATCTCCCAAAAGGTGACTCGAGCGTATAGCCCGAGTCAAATAGTTTTTTATTGCTTGTTGCGATTACGGATCATTGCTAAGATGTCACCAGCACGACTGTCTGGGCTCTTTGAATCATCTGTAGCCTTTGGGGCAGGCTTAGCCGCTGCCTTAGGTGTTGATTTAACTTCCTCATCCATATCTGGATCCTCCACTACTGTTGTAGTATCACTATTACGACCAGTAGCCATTGGATCACCAGTACGAGCACTAGCACCACTGGGCTTGTAGTATTGACCCCAACGATCCATATCAAATGCTTCACCATCTACTGATGCTTCAAACATTTCTTTGATAACCTTGAGTTCAACTTCAGTGGGCTTCTTTGGAAGGAAATCTTTAAGATTAAACAAGCCATGCTCTTTTAATGCTGCCTGTTCCTTCGCATTCAGTGGACGACTACGACGGCTCCACTTGCTTGTACCATAATCAGCATAACCACCTTTGCTTGATTTGATCAGTTTAAAATCTACACCATTAACTACGTCAGTGGGTAGATCTTCCATCTCTGGATCCATCAAAGCACCTTTGATAAGAGTAAAGATTTGTGGACCAATAATGAACCTACGCACAGGATTTTCTGGAAGTGTATCTTCCTTAAGACCATCTTCCACTACAAAACCTTGGAACAAATAACTACGCTTTTTCCAATACTTACGACCCATTGCTTCAAGGTTGGGATCCTTAAACCAAGGACGTACTTCATTAAGAATTGGGCAAGATTCGCCATACATTTCCATACAAGGAACTTGTACACTTACTTTTTTGTTATCTGTTTCACCTTTGATTCCAGCGAATTCAAGTTTGATTACAGCACGCTCTACCCAAAAGAATGTGTTGCTTGAATCGCCATCTGGAAGGAATCTTACTGTGCTTTCGCCACCTTCTTTTAAGTTCCAGAAGGGATAAATTGTGAGGTCTCCGCCTCCTGTTGCGCCGCCTTTAAGTTCTTGCTCTTTAAGTTTTGCCCTAATTTCTGCCAAAGTTGCCATAGTGTTTCTCCTATATTTGCCTATGTTGTTTAAAATTTGCCTATATGTCTGACGTCCTGTCAAACAAAACGCATACTTGTATTGTATGCGTTTGTATTTATAAAATCAAGTAAAAAGGTAGATTAAATCTATCGTAATCCCGCTATTTTTAATATTCTACTTAATTCTTTACTTTCATCATACTTGTCGTATTTGTCACGAGTAGCATCCATTTCTTTTTCACTGGCTCCACTCTTTGCCTTATCACGTAGTGCCTGCATACCATCCTTACCATATTTTTCATTACCTTTGGCGTGCTGACTCATTGTCTTACGTACTTCTCTAACATTACCTTGACCTTGAACTGGTTTCTGTGCTTGTCCTGTAGTAGGTGGT